AAAAAAGAGGGGCGACGAGTGGGACAAATCCCGCGCGGCGAGCCTGAAAGCAGGCGGCGGCGAGCGGCAGGTGGCGCATGCGGTGTATGTGCAGCTGATGATGCTGCTGGAAAACACCATCACCGAGCTGCAACAGCAGCAGGATTTGGACGTGTTGGAAAAAGCCAAAACGCTCACCGGCTTGGGCGACACATTAAGCAAAACCACCGCGCTGGGGGCACGCTTGATGCCCGAAGTGAACCGTTTGGCGGTTGCCAGCGAAGTCATCCGCGAGTTTGGCGATTTTGTGCGCGAACAGCACCCCGAGCAAGCGTTGGCGTTTGTGGAATTGCTGGGGCAATTTGCGCCCACGCTGCAAGAGAAATTTGGATAGGAAAACATGACCCGCCCCGCATTAAAAAAAGGTTTAAAAGACGGCTTAACGTGGAACCAATTTTTACAGGAATTGGACGAATACGCCCACGAAATGCGCCGCTTTGTGGAAGCCGAAGTAGAAGGCTTTTCGGGCAAGGCGGCGGATATTGCCGCGCGGGTGAAAGCCGTTTTTGACCCCGTGAGCGGCTTTGAATTTTTCTGCACAACCTATTTCCCGCACTATATGACGCACAGCAGCCGGTCGGATTTGCACCGCTATCTGTTTTTCAGGCTGCCTGAAATCGTCGCTCATCCCGAAAAGCGTTCCGATGTGATCGGCGCACCGCGCGGCGAAGCCAAATCCACCATCGTTACCCAGCTGTTTACCCTATGGTGTCTGGTTACTAACCGCAAGCATTACATCCTGATTGTAATGGACAGCATCGATCAAGCCTATCCCATGCTGGAAGCGATTAAAGCCGAGCTGGAAAGCAATGCGCGGCTGCAAATGGATTTTCCCGCCGCCTGCGGGCAAGGGCGCGTATGGCAGGCGGGCAAGATTGTGTCTGCCAACCGCGTGTGCGTGCAGGTGGCCGGCGCGGGCAAAAAGCTGCGCGGCTTGCGCTACGGGCAATACCGCCCCGATTTGTGTATCTTGGACGATATTGAAAACGACGAGCAGGTGCAAAACCCCGTGCAACGCGCCAAGCTCAAAAGCTGGCTGGAAAAGGCAATCAAACCCCTGGGCGGCGTGGGCAAGAAATACGACATCATCTACATCGGCACGGTGCTGCATTACGACAGCGTGTTAAGCCAAACGCTTAAAAACAAGTTTTGGCACGGCAGGCTGTTTAAAGCGATTGTGCGCTACCCCGAGCGCATGGATTTGTGGGAAGAGTGGGAAACGGTGTGGCGCAACGAAGGCGAAGAAGCGGCTTTGGCGTTTTACCGCGCAAGGCAGGCTGAAATGGAGCGCGGCGCGCAAACCAGCTGGGCGGCGCGCGGCATCTTGGAATTGATGACGCTGCGTGCCGACATCGGCAGCCAGTCGTTTGCCTGCGAATACCAAAACGACCCCGCCGCCAGCGATGATGCGCCGTTTGCGTCTTTGATGGACGGCTGCTATTTCGCCCAACTGCCGAGCGATGTGGTGTTTTATGGCGCAATTGACCCAAGCTTGGGCAAAGCGGGGCAAGGGCGCGACCCCAGCGCGATTTTGGTGGGCGCGTATCAAAAAAGCACGGGCGTGCTGTTTGTGGAAGTTGCCAAGATTGCGCGGCGCGTGCCCGATAAGATTATTGAAGAGACCATTGCCTTGCAGCAACGCTACCGCTGCCAAGTGTGGGCGGTGGAAACGGTGCAATTTCAGGCGTTTTTTAAAGACGAACTGGTGAAACGTTCCGCCCAGCGCGGCTGCCCTGTGCCTGCACGCGGCGTGAAGCCCAGCAGCGACAAAATGCTGCGCATTGAGAGCTTGCAGCCGCATATTGCCAACGGCTTGATTAAGTTCCGCGCCGAGCAGCGCGAGCTGATTGAGCAGCTGCGCTATTTCCCGCACGCCGACCATGATGATGGACCCGATGCGCTGCATATGCTGTGGATGGTGTGCCAATCGGGGCAATCCGCCAGCAGGGCGTGGGTGATTGATTTGCCGATGCCATCGCCCATGTTTTAACCCGTATTTGAAAGATAGCTATGTTTGGACTGATTAAAGCCAAAAAAATCCAAGCCAAAGCGCAAGAAGTGATCGCGCAGACCACGCGCGTGTTGGACGATTTAATCCAAAGCGGCGAAAGCGCGGATGCCATGCTGCAACGGCTCGGTGTCAGCCGTGCGCAGGCGTTGGAAGCGATTTTGGCGGATGATGAAGTGGAAAGCTGCCGCGAGGACTTGCGCGCCGCCATGCTATCGCGTGCATGGCGCGTGTGGGGCGATGGGTTGAGCGAGGAAGACAACGATTTGATTTGGCGCACCGTGCAGCGGCATTTGCCCACGCTGGCGGAGGTGGCGTTAACGGCAAAATTAAATGGCTATGGCGTGGCGATGTATGTGTGGGAAAAAGACGAAACGGGCTTATTTAGCATCGCCCATGTGATTAACCGCCAAGGTAGCATTGGCGATTTTGCGATTAAGGCAGATGGCTTGCTGTATGAAAAAGATACGCTGGTAAACAGCCAAGTGCTGTATTTGGCGTTGGTGAACCGCCCCACCGACACGCGCCCTGCTGGTGAGATGTCTGCTGCGCGACTGTATCCTGCGGTGGCTTTGCGGAGGCAAGGCTTTTTATACGCTGCGCAATTTATCACGCGCTATGCCCAGCCCTATTTGCTGGCTAAAACAGACAGCCAAACTGATGAGGAGCATCGCAGCTTTGTGTCGCGCTTGTTTGGCTTTATGAGCGGCGGCGCAATGAGCGTGGGGCGTGAGGATGATGTGCAGTTATTGCAAAACAGCGCCAACGGCGAAGCGTTTCGCAGTTTGGAAAACCTAGCCAACGCGCGGATTCAAAAATTGCTGCTGGGCAAAGTGCGCACCGCCGATTTGGCAACAGGCAGCAGGGCGGCGCAGGAAACCGAAGAGAAAATGCGCGGCGAGCGCGTGGATGGCTATTTGTATTTGCTGGGCAATGCCGTGCAGCACATGATCGACGCGCTGCTGCTGGCAAATCTGGCATGGGGCCGCACCATCAACGCGCCCAAAGGCGTGTGGTTTGAATGGCACACCGAAGCGCAGGTGGATAAAAACCGCGCCGAGCGCGACCAAATCTATCTCAACACCGGCGCGATTCGCTTCACGCCTGAATACTACCGCGACATTGTGGGCTATGCCGAAAACCATTTTGAGCTGGTGGAGGGCGCAGGGCAAGCAGACAAAAACAGCGCGAAAAACAGCAAACAACAGCTTTCAGGCAGCCTGAAACTTGCCGATGGCGCAAAAGATGCCCCCATCATCCGCCCCGATAACAGCGTGGAAAACCTGATTATGCAGCCCAAAATGCAGGCGGTTTTGTCGGCGCTGGACGAATGCGAAAGTTTTGAAGAGTGGCAGGCGCGGTTAGCCACGCTGGATTTGTCGGCAGGAGACAGCCTGCTGATACAAAGGCTGGTGGGCGATGGCGTGGCCGCATGGCTGGAAGGAGACAGCGAAACATGGAGTTAAAACCCTTGGGGCTGATAGACCGCGCCGCGCTGGCACGCTTGCAAAGCAAAAAGCGGCTGGGCGCGTTCAGCCATTATGATGTGTGGCTAGACCAGCACGCCTATGCCTTTTCGGTTGCCAAGATGATGGATGAAGATTTGCTGCGCGACACGCAGGAAGCATTGGCTGCCGCGCTTGCCAATGGCACGAGCTTTCGCGAGTTTAAAGCACGTTTAAAGCCGATTTTAATGGCAAAGGGCTGGTGGGGCGAAGCGGTGATGATAGACCCCTTGGATGATGAGCCCAAGCTCGTGCAACTGGGCAGCACACGGCGGCTGAAAACCATATTTCAAACCAATATCGCCACCGCGCACGCCGCTTCGCGCTGGCAAAGGGTGTGGGCGGCGCGCCGTTCAATGCCGTTTTTGCGCTACAACGCCAGCCACGCCAAACACAAACGCGAGGCACACCAACGCTATGTGGGCTTGATTTTGCCCGTGGAGCACGCGCTTTGGCAGGTGATTTTTCCGCCCAATGGCTACGGCTGCCAATGCAGCGTGTCGCCCTTAACACGCAAGCAAGCCGAACGCGCAGGCGGCGTATCGCCCGAACCGGATATAGATTGGGTGGACGTGGAAAACCCGCGCACAGGCGAAAAAGTGCGCGTGCCGCGTGATATTACGCCGAGCTTTGCGCATAACCATACGCGGCGCGTGGAAAATGTGTTGGATTTAGCTGCGCAGCGGCATGGCACAGCGTTTGCTGATTCATTGATGCAACAAACAGCGGAATATATCCGCGAACGAGTGGAACGTCCAAACTTTATCGGCGAAATTGCGCCAAATTTGAGCGTGATTGATGATGGTGGGATTGCCAACGCGCAAGAGCTGGTTTGGGGGCATGCGGGAAGGGGTTATCAGCTCGGCGAAACCGTTGTTGGGCAACCTTTTTCCTATGAGCACTTTCAGCAAGGGCAAACGGATTACCTGTTGTCGTATCTGCCTGATGGCGTGGAATTGATTAAAATTCCCCAAAAAGAGTTGCAGCAACTGAAACAGCTAGAAATGCAGCAACTGCTGTCTAAGCTCGTGAACGATAACGACCGCGATTATTTGCAAAGACATATGGAGCAGCTATTGGCGGCTGATTTTGGTCAAGCAGATTTGGCGGATAAGCTGGCTGGCTATTTGTATACCACCAATGGTGGGTATCAGGCTATTAACCCTGCGCTTATTCGTTTAAAACGTGATTTATCATCATTAGATGCAACCAAACTGCAAGCTATTCGTGCTATTGATGAATTTTTAGCCAAAAGCACCAAATACATTGGCACAACAACGCGCAAAATCAAAACAGCATTGATGCCCGATGCTAAGGCATTTATTCAAGCGCATCAAAAGGGTTCAATTGTCCGATACAGCAATTTCACCAGTACCAGCAAGCCTAATGGTAGCTTTGGCGGAAGTGCATCAGATGTAGTTTTAACGATAAACGGAAAAAGCGGCGTGGATATTAGCGCGTTATCGCGTTTTCATCACGAAGGCGAGGTGTTGATGCCACGCCACACTGTGTATCAAGTGAAAACTTACGAATACAAAGACGGCATTCATCACATTGAGTTGGAAGAGGTGAATGTGGGTGCGGACGCTGAAATTCGTGGTAAAATTATTCAACTTAGTCTCATTCCATAGGAGAGTGGCAATGTCTTACACTTTTGAGCAAAAAGACCGCTTGGTTTATGAAGCACTTGCCAACCCAGAAGCATACGACAAGCGGAGTGCAGAAGTGGATAAAGCACACCATGAAGCTCGTAAAGCTGCTGGTTTAGATGCCAATATTCGCGCCACTATTGAGCGTATCCGCAAACAATAAACAATCCAAATTCGCATAACATGCTTCATGCAGGGTGAGCAATTCGTTGCCCACCTTGTTTTTATTGAACTGTGTGGGCAATGATTTGCCTGCCCTACAAACTACCCCCTCAATACTCAACCGTCAAAATGCGCGTTTTTAGCCCTTTTAAACGGCAGCATAGGCAAACCCCTTAAAAAATATTCTGTCGCGTTATGAGCGCGTTTTAAACGCCTTTTAAACACTATCTCAATGCCCATCGCCCTTGCGTTTTGCAAGGGCGATTTTGTTTGGGCTGTTGGTGAGGTTAAGGCAGCCTGAAAAGCAATGCTTTGTATTGAAACCCTGCCTGCCTCATCGCGCGGAATGCGGCGTTAAGATGTGGCTTTATTGGGGAGACCACCGATGCAGTCCAATTACACCATCAAACTTGCCTCCGATATAGGCGGCGTAAATTTTCAAGCAAGCAACACCGGCGGCAAGCTGCGCACCTTTTCGGGCATAGCCAATTCGGGCAAGCCGTTTGGCTATGGCGCGGTGCAGATGGTTTTGGATTTTGCGGGCATTGCCATCAAACCCAAAACCGCCGTGCTGCTGGAACATAATCCGCACAAGGGCGCAGGTGTTGCCACGCTTAGCGTGGATGCGATTTCAGGCTGCCTCAATGCCAATGGCGTGTTGGTGGATAACGAATTTGGTCGCTACATTGCCGAGCTTTCCGACAACCATTTTCCTTGGGAAATGTCGGTTCATGTGGATGCCAAGCGTTATGAGGAAATACCCGCCGGCGAAAAACTGTCGGTCAACGGGCATGAAATCACCGGCCCTATGGTGGTGATGCGCGATTGCGCCATCCGCGAAGTGTCGTTTACGCCTGTGGGCGTGGATGGCGCAACCAGCGCGGTGGTGTTATCCAATGGCGCAGCGGTGTCTTTCCAATATTCTCAATCCCAACCCACTCAAACGGAGCAGCCAAGCATGACCATGAGCGCAGAAGAACAAGCCGCGTTTGACGCATTGAAAGCCGAATTAGCCGAGCTCAAAGCGGAAAACGCGCAGCTGAAAAAACAGCAAAAAAAAGACAAAGCCAAGGCAAAACTTTCCGCCGCTGGCTTTAAACGCAACGACAAGGGCGAGTTTGACGGCGTGTCCGCGCCCATGTTGAGCGCGATTTTATCGGCAAGCGATGAAGATGCCGATGCCATGATTGCCGATTTAGCAGCGAAGCTATCGGCAAATGCTGGCGATAAAGGGCAGCCTGAAAAACCCAACGCGCCCGCCGCGCTGTTTGCTGGCTTAAATGGCACAGCAGGCGAGCCTAGCCCATCCAACAAACTTTCGGCTGCGGCCACCGTAGCCAACAAACAGGGGAAACATTATGTCTAATAAAACCACCAGCGAAACCTTGCGCCCCGCCATTGGCGCGTATTTGAAATATGAAGCCACGCCTTTAACGCGCCAAAGCGTTGCCGCGCCCAAGGGCACTCAATCGGGCACGTTTGTGGATTATCCGCTGCGTGCAGGCAAAAAACTGCTGGCTTTAACCGATGAGAAAGACGGCATGGTGGTGGTGCAGCCGCATAACTGTGTGGTGGATTTGTCGCTGGTGAAAACCACCGACATCAACGCCGCAGCCAGCACAGGCGGCAATTTGGATGGCTTAAAAGCTGATGGCGATGCGTATGGCATCGTGTATCAAGGCACGCCCATCGCTTAATTTCAGGCTGCCTGAAAACCTGATTTAAACCACACTCAACATAAGGAACTCCACACATGGCGTTATCAGACAACAGCAAATTCGGCATCAATGCGCTCACCGCGGCAATTAACCGCATGGACGCAACCGCCACGCAAATCCGCGATTTGGCGATTTTTGAAGCCAAAAACCTGACCACAACTTATGCCGACATTGAAAACCAAGACGGGCAGTTGAAGCTGGTGCAAAGCCAGCCGCGCGGCACGGACGGTCAGGCGCAGCCCAACAAATCGCGCACCGTGCGCACTTTCCGCATCCCGCATCTACCCATTAGCGATGTGGTGCGCGCCGATGATGTGCAAAACCTACGCGGCTTTGACGGCACAGCTGCCGAGACGGTGGAAAACGTGGTGAACAGCCGTTTGGCAGATGCCAAGCTGGCGTTGGAACACACACGCGAGCATTTGATGCTGGGCGCGCTGCAAGGCAAGATTTTGGATGCCGATGGCAGCGAGCTTTATGATTTGTATAACGAATTTGGCTTAACCCGCCAAACGTTTAACTGGAAGCTATCGGATGCCAAAACCGAAGTGGGCGCAGCGATTGACAAGGCATTGACCGCCCAGCGCAAAAAACTGCGCGGCGCGATGCCGAGCAAATGGGTGGCGCTGTGTGGCAGCGAATTTTTGGAAGCGCTGAAATACCACGCCAGCATCAAAGCCTTGTATGAACGCTATCGCGATGGCGCGGCTTACCGCGAAGCCGACAGCCTGAACCCAATTGTGTTTGAACACAACGGCGTGCAGTTTATCCAATACACCGGCACATTCGGCACATCCGCCGATATTGCCGACGATAAAGCGATTTTGCTGCCGGTGGGGCGCAAGCTGTATGCCGAGTTTTTCGCGCCTGCGGACATGAACGCCACGGTGAACACCGTTGCCAAGCCGTATTACGCCAGCCGCGAAAAGCTGGACCACGACAAAGGCTGGAGCCTGCACGCGCAGTCTAATCCGCTGCCGATTGTGCTGCGCCCCGAATTGGTGGCGACTTTGGCGTTGTCATGATTACGCTGGACGACCTGATTGCGCGCTTTGGCGAAAAAGAGCTGGTTGAGCGCAGCAACAAAGGCTATGGCGATACGATGGATGAGGCGGTGGTCAATCGTGCAATCGCCGATGCCGAGGCGGAAGCGCAAAGCTATGTGCGCCTTGCGGGGCTGGGCAAGCTGGTTGCGCCTTCTGCCGCGCTGCTGGGCTTTGTATGCGACATTGCGCGCTATCGGCTGTATGACGATGCGGTGCATGAGGTGATTGAGGAACGCTACAAACGCGCGATTGAATGGCTTAAAGAAGCTGCCAAGCATCCGCAAATGCTGGATGATGCGCTCAATGAAGCCAGCGCAGGCGAGCTGGCAGCGCGTTATGTGGGCTGCGCGGTGATGCCCAATGCGCCGCCCAAATGGGCAGATTTGGACTAGGAGCAAGCGATGCAGCTAACCATTCAAGCCATCACCACCCATCTTGATGCCATAGATGATGCGTTAAGCCAATTAACCGAGCGCATGGCAGATTTAACCGAGCCTATGCTGGGCATTGGCATGCTGTTGGAAACCAGCATCAGCGAGCGCATCCGCGACACCAAGCAAAGCCCCGATGGCGAGGATTGGGCGGATGTGAAAGGCAAGGAGCGCGACCAGATTTTAATTGGCTTGGGGATGCAAGGCGGCTTATTGAGCGGCATCACATCGGTTGCGGACAGCCACAGCGTGATTGCGGGCAGCGATAAGTTCTACGCCCAATTTTTGCAAATGGGCACCCGCCGTATGGTGGCACGCCCGTTTTTAGGCATCTCGTCGCAAGATGAGCAAGACATCGCCGATATACTGCTGGATGAATGGCTGGGCGGCAGCTTGGATTAGGACGGACATCATGCAAAAGCAAAGCAATTTTTTAGCGGTCTATCCGCCGCTTTTGGCGCGGATTAAAGGCGTGCGCGGCGTGAAAGCCGTAAAGGAATTGGGCGAATTTGCCGAAGTGTTGGGCGGCAAGGCGGCGCCCTTGGATGGCGCGGTGTATGTTGTGTTCAGCGGCAATCAGCCGACTTCACGCGCAGGCGGCGGGCGGTTTCAAACCGAAAAGCTCACCTTTACGCTGATTTACTGCACCACCTATCTATCAGGCAACGCCAGCAAAATCATGCAGGCAGGCGAAGTATTAACCGCGCTATCTGCCGCGCTGGATGGCTGGCTGCCCGAGGCGCAATACGCCGATAGCCCATTGGTGCGCGAGCCATCGCCTGCGATTAAGTACCACAAAGGCTTCGTGTTCTACCCGATGTCTTTTTCCACCACGGCAAGCATTGCCGTGCAATCTTAAACTTGAAACAAGGATAAGCACATGGCACAACAAGCCAATATCAACGACCACGGCGTGAAATTTGCTGGCACGGTGTATGCCCGCAAGCTGGGCACAAAAAACTGGTATGACCTGGGCAACACCACCAGCCTGAAAATCGCGCTTTCGGGCGACAAGGATGAGCGCATTTCGCACCGCCGCGACACGGTGGGGCAGGCGCTGGACAGCCTTTATACGCCCAAGCCTGCGGAAATTTCATGGGAAAACGACACCTTCAACCGGCAAAACTTCGCCAATATGCTGATGGGCACTGCCGCCGATTTGAACGGCGCAGCCCAACAAATCACCGACGAAGCCATTGAGCTGCTGCCGCATGAATGGGTGGAGCTGGGGCAGCGCAATTTAGACGAGAACACACCGCTCGCGTTTAAAACCAAAGACGACCAGCCGCTCAACTTAGCGGGCAAGGTGGAAATCAACCACCGCTTAGGCTTAATCCGCTTAAACGAGGGCAATAAAACCGAAGCCAAAGTGAGCTACGCCACCCGTGAAAACAAAGGCTTTGCCATTGATGCCGCCACATTAACCAGCTTGGAGTTGGAATTGCGCGTGGATGGTTTAAACCGCGCCACAGGCGAAAACTCGGTGTTGAGCGTGTGGCACGCTTCGGTTACCGCCAACGATGGCATGGATTGGCTTAGCGGCGATTGGGGCAAGGCTTCGTTCTCGGGCACTTGCGTTACCCCCGGCGATAAAAACAGCCCGTTCCGCTTGGAAGTGCTGGGCTAGGCGAGCATCAGCCTTCTGTGCTGAAACCCTGCCTGCCAAATCAGGCAGCCTGAAAGGCGATAATGCTTTTAGGCTGCCTTTTTTTAGGCGTTTACAGCCGTTTTAAAACCATTTTTACAAGGGGGTGAAACCATGAACAAACTGGGCTGGCAAGTTGCGCTGGCGGTGTTGGGCGTGGCGATACTGATGACCGCATGCCATGTGCAAAAGCAACGTGGCTATGCCAAGGGCTATGCGGCGGCGCAGGCGAAATTTGAGGCGATGGCGTTATCCGCTGAAAACGCGCGGGTGCAGGCGGTGCGCCAAACCGAACAGAAAACCGCCGCGAGCTATGCAGCGAAATTGCAAACCATTGAACAGGAGAAACAAGATGCTCAAATTGCTGTGCGCCATTTGCGCGATGAGCTTAGCCGCGTGCAGCGGCGTGTCGCCACAACAACAAATCAAGGCGCAAGTGCTACAAACCTGCCCCAAGCCGCCCGCGCATCCGCCGATGCACACGCTGCCCAAGGCTGGCAGCTTTTCGGCAAATGCAGCGAACGATATGCGGGATTGGCTGAAATAGCCGACAGGCAGCGCGATAATTTGGCGGCATGGCAGGCTTACGGCGCGGCGGTGGACGAGATGTGAATAGGGTTCTGAACCCATAGGATTCAGCGATGGCAGCAAATAAAACCATTGAAGCAGGCGTGGTGATTAACGCCGCAGTAAACGGCACGGATGAAGTGGATGCGCTGGCGCAAGCCTTTGCCAATGCACGAGCAGCCGTGGATGGGGTGGATGGCGGTAATTTGGATGAGCTGGAAGCCTCGTTGGAGGAGACCGCGCCCAGCTTGTATGAAGTCGCGCAAGGCGTGGGCAAGGTGGTTACCAGCGCAGGCGGCTTAGCCTACGCCGCCAACGAGGCGATGAAGTTTGAAACCGCCATGGCGCAGGTGAAAAAGGTTACCGAAGGCACGCCCGAGCAG